GAAGCTCGTTGACAGTGGTACCTCGGCACCTCCTCTCGACTTACTCCCACTAGACTGCTTCATCAAAGCAGCCCACATGACACAATGGTACACAAATACATTGCAATTGTGGCGTACTAGCCTGAAAGGGTTAGATTACGGGAAACACGCTTACGGACAAACTGAACTGGGACTTTTGGGCGCTCTAGATATTGAGTGCCTTTCAAGGTTGACTGGGCGGTTAATGGCATATGCAAAGTACGGACTTATGGAGAAGTTTCTTAAGTGGAGCACAGCGAGCCTTTGGGCTCGTATGCTTCATCAAAAAGAATTACCTCCCTGTCCCGACTTTGTGGTTTCTACTGGAGGGGAAAATTTGGTTTACCTCTTCGACAACCAATTCTGGGTACAGTTATGTAGGTCAACAGAAAAGCTAGAGGGCTCTAAAAAGGGTTTCTCGCAAACTGTTAAACTAATGATCATGCTTACCAAGGATATATATATGACAAAAAACGCCTCACTCGCAGTCGATTCCTCGTTTGTTAAGGAGAACCTGGAGAAACACAAGAAAATCATGTGTACTCCCATGGCCTCAGACCCTCTCGGCAAAAAGATGGAGAAGTTGATTTTTACTTCTATCCAACAGTGTGCTGATGATATCTGGGGTAGGCTCCCTAATCAAGACGAGAAGAAGATCGTTAATTACGTTCATACCGACACAATATGCGACATATACAGACAACAGTCATCCAAACACAACAAGTCCATCCCATTGGAGCGAAAGGCTCCCTCTCGTCTCCCTTCCTTGGGTGCATCGGTCAATAATGGCCGTCACTTGGGGGGGGCAGTTGGTGATCTTTTAAAGCACCATGGCGAGAAGTACCTCCTTCCTGAACCCGAAGACGGATATCTACATTCATACTGTACTTACAGGACTGAATACGTCGATGTGAGAACTCCCCACGACCCGGAAATTTATACCGAGGCGGAGAATAGCTCGCGGAAGGCGGCCTTTGCTAGACTAAGTGTCGAAGCTCAGGTCGTCCCCCTGCTCGAAGCATTCAAGGTTAGGACAATCACAAAAGGGGATGCCGATCAGTACCATCTGGCTCGGCGTTGGCAAAAGGTAATACATGGGGTTATGAGAAAACAGTTCAACTGCAGACTGATCGGACAACCCTGCAACTCGGCCTTTTTATCCCAGGTTTTCGGAAACTCCCCCTATTTCGCCCAAAGCGATAAAGAAGGGTTCTTTGTTTCTGGAGACTACGAGTCTGCAACCGATCTACTTCACCCATATTTGAGTGAAGTGGCCAATGAGGCCATCTGCCAGCGCCTGCGTATTCCGCTAGAGGACCAATGGGTCCTGAAGCAGTGTTTGACTGGACATGAGCTAAAATACGAAAAGAAAGGGTCCCTACATAAACAACAATGGGGTCAGCTAATGGGTTCACCCAGTTCGTTTCCTATCCTCTGCCTGATTAAC